GGTCTAGCAGTTGAAAGAGATATCTATTGTTATGATTTTGACGATATCGAACTCATGCAATCAACAGGACTCAAAGACAAGAACGAGAAAGAGGTCTTTGTCGGAGATATTATAAAATGTACTAAAGGATGTCCCCACGAAGTGTATTTAGAAAAAGAATATGGTGGTATATTCAAAGGTGGAATGCCTGCTATATATCTAAAGAGATTGGGAGAAGGATATGCGTGGACTGAAGATGAGGAAATCATAGGCAACATCTACGAAACCCCAGAGCTTTTGGAGGATAAATAATGACAGACAACATAAACAACCCAAGCCACTACCACGGTCGGTATGGTATGGAATCTATCGATGCTTTAAGGAACTTCATGACAGACGAACAGTTGAAAGGTTTTTTTATGGGGAACAGTTTGAAGTACATACTACGACACCAAAAGAAAAACGGCCTTGAAGACCTGAAGAAAGCTAGAAAGAATCTTGACTGGCTGATTGAGGAGATGGATAAAGAAGGAAGATGACGAAGAAAAAAATAGAGCGATTATCTGTTATCCACAGGCGAGAGATAAATTGGCTAAAGTGGTATTTTTTGAGGGATAAGAAAAATCCGAAAAGAACCATCCTTGAGCAAAAGATACATGAGGCATTTTTAGAGAATAATATTGAGCAGTCTGTATTTTTGGTAAATCTGAAAACTGTAACAGATGAATATATCGAGAAGTCAGATAGAAAAATGTTAAAAACGATAAAAGAGGTCTATGTATTTGAAAACATCAATGTGATCGGCGCGTGTCAGAAAATTTTATATCTAAGTCCTAGCCCGGCATACACTTACATCAACAAATGGTTTGATAAGTATTTTGTTTCAACTTACAAGCACATCCCCCTATCTAAATAACCGTAAAAATACCCTATCCTATGTATCTATAATCAAGGTACATAGGTTTTTTATTAGGAGGATAATATGGATAATCTGACAACAAAACCATATCACAGACAGAATACTATTAACCAGTATAATTTGTTGGATTATGATGCCACGCGCACAGATGGGAAATATAATTTGCCAACCCTTGAACCAGTTGATCATGTGCCTAAAAAGCTACAGGGATTTAACTATGTTTTGAATAAACCTGACTATTCAGCTACCGTACATTTTTTCTTAGATGATTATCAGTTTGAAAGAATTTGGAAGCGCCCAGATTTTTACCTAGAAAAACTAGCTGATTTTGATTGTGTACTTACACCAGATTTTAGCCTATATACAGACATGCCAATAGCTATGCAACTTTGGAATACTTATCGCTCAAGGTTGATAGGCCAAATGATGCAGAATTGGGGCTATACAGTTATACCTACTGTATCGTGGGCAAACAAAGAAAGCCATGATTTTTGTTTTGATGGTTTGCCGAAACATAGCACAGTGGCCATCAGCACAGTAGGCATAAAACAACGCAAAGAGCGCTTTGAATTGTGGAAAGATGGAGTAGATACCATGATTAAAAAGATAGCGCCAAAGCGTATTTTGGTATATGGTGGTGAGGTTGATTATGATTATAAAGGTATTGAGGTAATTTATTTTGGAAATGATACAACAGAAAGGATGGACAAATGGGCGGTCGAGGAGCAAGCTCTGGAATGAGTAACAAAGGCAAAAAGTATGGGACAGAATATAGTACCTTGCATACAGCAGGTAATATAAAATTTGTCACTCAAAATGGCAGTGGTGGACAAGTAGCACCTATGGAAACCATGACCAAAGGTAGAGTATATGTATTAGTTGATAAGCATAAAAATACCTTGAAAAGCATCACATACAATGATACGAATAATAAACGTAGTAAGCAGATAGATTTAGACCATGAACATAAAAAGATGCAGCCTCATACTCACCACGGTTATTTCCATGCTGAATATGAAGTAAGTAAGAAAGGTGCTACAAATCTGACCACTAAAGAGAAGAAGATGGTTGCTAGAGTGATGAAAGAGTGGTATAATTATAATAGAAAGCGCAAGGGATAGTATAGAAGGAGTACACCTTGATAGAGGTAGCCACGGTGCGAATCCGTGTCATTGCGCTGTATCTAGCCCCTTAATTGGGGCTTTTTTTTGCGCCTTAAATCAAAAATAACAGTAAAACATCCCCTCTTTTAGCATATAAAATGAAATCATGAGTAGCAATACTTGTGATTTTTTGTTGAAAAGGAGGGAGCGAATGAATGAAAGACAGAGGCGCTTTGCAGATGAGTACATAAAGACAGGAAACGGCTATCAATCAGCAATTAAGGCTGGTTATAGTGAGAGTTATGCCAACAATCGTATTACTGAACTGTTGGGAAATGTTGGGATAAAAGAGTACATAAATAAGCAGATGCAAGAGCTGCATAAGTCAAACATCATGGATGCGACAGAGGCGCTCTATATCCTTTCTGAAATCGCTAGAGGTAAACGAGATGAGGAGGTTTTGATACTTAATCCAACAACAGGAAAAGTAGAGAGACATATCAAAAAAGCAGATAATGCAACAGTTATTAAAGCCATTACTGAAATCTTGAAACGATATCCAACAGCTAAACAATCTGAAAAGCTAGAGCTTGAGATTGAAAAATTAAAATCACAGTTGATAGATACACAAATGGAGGATGATACCATCACAATTATTGATAGTTGGGAGGGTGACGATGAAGATAATTGATATTCAAAAAAATGTCAATCCTCATTTCAAGAGTGTTTGGAAATCTAAGAAACCTTACAACATTTTGAAAGGTGGGCGAAACTCATTCAAATCATCAGTTATTACCTTAAAGCTGATTGTCATGATGACCTGGTACATCATAAGGGGTGAAACTGCCAATATTGTCATTATCCGTAAAGTAGCTAATACAATCCGTGATAGTGTATATAACCAAATCCAATGGGGGTTATCGTTGTTTGGTCTAACTAGTCGCTTTAAGATGACAGTCAGCCCATTTAAGATAAGTCATAAAAAGACAGGCTCAACATTTTATTTTTACGGCCTCGATGACTACCAAAAATTGAAATCAAATAACATCGGCAATATTATAGCTGTTTGGTATGAAGAGGCTGCTGAATTTTCAAGCGCAGAAGAATTTGACCAGACCAACATTACATTTATGAGGCAGAAACACCCACGCGCTCAATTTGTTAAAATCTTTTGGTCATATAACCCTCCTATCAATCCGTACAGTTGGATAAATGAGTGGTATGAGGAAATGAATACGCAAGATAATTACTTATGCCATTCTAGTACTTATCTTGATGATGAGTTAGGATTTGTAAACGATCAGATGTTGGCTGATATCGAGCGTATCAAAAAGAATAACTATGATTATTACAGGTATGTTTATCTAGGTGAGTCAGTTGGTTTAGGGAATAATATCTATAACATGAGTATATTTCATCCGTTAGATGCTTTACCTAGTGATGATAGGTTGATAGGTATATCTTTTGCATTGGACGGTGGGCATCAACAGTCAGCTACTGCATGTTGTGCTTTTGGGATAACTGCTAAAGGTAAGGTTATCTTACTTGATACCTGGTATTACTCACCAGCTGGCCAAGTGATAAAGAAAGCACCTAGCCAACTATCACAGGACATCAACGGCTTTATACAATCGGTTGTCAGTAAGTACAGAGTACCTATCTTGCAATATACGATTGATAGCGCAGAGGGAGCATTGAGAAACCAGATGTATCTTGATTTCAGTATCAGATGGCATCCAGTGGCTAAATTGAAGAAAGTGACAATGATTGATACATTCCAATCACTATTAGCACAAGGTCGCTTTTATTACCTTGATACAGAGAATAACAAGGTATTTATTGAAGAACATAAGATGTACAGGTGGGATGAAAAGACACTGCAGTCCGATAGCCCAAATGTCATCAAAGATGATGACCATACATGCGATGTTGCCCAGTATTTTATACTAGATAATTCTAAGATACTTGGTTTGCGTGTTGGTAATTCATAAGGAGGGCAACAATGAACTTAATTCAAAAAGTAAAAGACTTTTTCAACCGTGGGAGGTATAACATGGAAACATCGAACCTAAACAGTATCTTGGAGCACCCAAAGGTAGCTGTAACACAATCCGAATTTAACAGAATACAGCTCAATCTAGCTTATTATCAATCTAAATTTGATGATGTGAAGTACATCAACACCGATGGCGACAGAAAGCGTAGAAAGATGCAACACTTGCCGATTGCACGAACTGCAGCTAAAAAGATTGCTAGTCTTGTTTACAACGAGCAAGCGGAAATTACAGCAGAGGATGAGACGCTAAATGATTTTCTTAACAATATGCTAGGCAATGATCGCTTTAACAAAAACTTTGAGCGATATTTAGAGAGTGCATTAGCACTTGGTGGGCTTGCTATGCGGCCTTACGTTGATGGTTACAAGATCCGTGTGGCATTTATTCAAGCACCGGTATTTTTGCCATTACAAAGTAATACCCAGGATGTATCAAGCGCTGCAATCCTAACTAAGACAATTAAGTCAGAAAGTAAAAAGAATGTATATTATACGTTAGTTGAGTTTCATGAGTGGGTAACTCAAGATGGCCAAGAGGTAGGGAGTACAAAGGATAAGAACCTATACCGCATTACTAACGAGCTTTACAAATCAACATCAGACAGCACGCTAGGTGATCGTGTAAATTTGAGCGAGCTATATCCTGACTTGCAACCAGTAACAACGATACAAGGACTATCACGCCCATTGTTTGTTTATCTCAAGACACCAGGGATGAATAACAAGGATATCAACAGCCCTCTTGGTTTATCTATCTTTGATAACGCCAAGACCACTATTGATTTTATCAATCGCACGTACGATGAATTTATGTGGGAAATTAAAATGGGTCAAAGGCGCGTGATTGTGCCTGAGCAAATAACGCAACTCAAAGTACAAGATATCCACGGTGAAATCAAATTTAAGCGACGTTTTGATACTGACCAAAATGTTTACATGCAAGTAGGAGTAGGCAATATGGATAGTGGTAGCATTATTGACCTCACAACTCCTATCCGCTCATCAGATTATATTTCAGCCATTTCAGAGGGCTTGAAACTCTTTGAAATGCAAATTGGTGTATCTAGTGGCATGTTTACATTTGATGGGCAAGGGGTCAAGACAGCAACGGAGATTGTAAGCGAGAACTCAGACACCTATCAAATGCGAAATAGCATTGTTGCACTTGTTGAGCAAGCTATCAAAGAGCTTTGTGTTTCAATGTGTGAACTTGGTAAAGCAGTAGGGGTTTACAGCGGAGGAATTCCGGAGCTTGATGATATTTCAGTTAATTTGGATGATGGTGTATTTACTGATCGGCACGCAGAGCTTGATTACTGGATGAAGATGGTAGCAGCTGGATTTGCGACACAGAAAAGAGGTATTGCTAAAGTACTGAACATCACAAATGAAGAAGCAAAGAAAGAACTTGCTGAAATCAATGGAGAGTTGCCACCAGAGAGCGATGCAGAGCTTGCTTTGTACGGAAAAACAGAGAAGAAAGCAGAAGAGGGAGAGCTATAAACTGCTATAAATTACAATAAACGACACATAAGGAGTTGAAAATGACTGATAAACACAAAATGCCAACTCTAAATGATCAGCGATTTTCTTTGCATATGCAGGGCGTGAGTGATATTTACTCTAAAATGCAAATTGAGTTGTTTGATAGCATGATAAAACGACTTAAAGAGCGTGGCAATGCTGATCTTGCAAAAAATCCGTATATATGGCAACTAGAAAAGCTCAACGATATGTACATGTTGAATGAGGAGAACTTAAAGATTATTGTTGAACGTACAGGAATTGCTGAAAGTCTTTTGAGAGAAGTCATTGCTAACGAGGGATTAAAGGTCTATAAGGACACAAAGGAGCAACTAGAGGAAGATTTGAAAAGGGAATCTAGTGGCAAAGTTAGAAATGGTGTAATCGATGCTCTTGAGTCTTATACTCAACAAGCTATAAGTGACCTCAATCTTATCAATTCAACATTACCAGCAAGCATACAGACTGTTTTCAAGTCGGTTGTAGAGCAGACAGTAGCACAAGTGGTAGCAGGTACTAAAACGAGTGATAGGGCTTTAAATGATACTATCATGTCGTGGCAAAAAAAGGGCTTTACTGGCTTTACTGATAGCGCAGGGAGAGAGTGGCGAGCAGATAGCTATGCCAGAGCAATTATTAAAACGACAACTTACAGAGTTTACAATGATATGCGTACAAGACCTGCAGAGGAATTAGGGATAGATACTTTTTACTATTCTATCAAGTCGTCTGCTAGAGCTGCATGTGCTCCATTGCAAGGTAAGATTGTCACTAAAGGTCAAGGCAGAACAATAAACGGCCTTACTATTCATAGTTTACTAGATTATGGTTTTGGTACTGCTGGCGGATGTCTAGGTGTCCATTGCGGTCATTATCTCACGCCTTTTATCGTAGGAGTAAATGAAATACCAGACTTGCCAGACTATATGAAAGACCTAACGCCAGAACAAGCAGAAGAAAATGCACGCATCGAGGCTAAACAAAGAGCCTTAGAGCGCAGTATCAAGCATCACAAAGAAAGATTGCACTATGCTAGTACATTAGGTGATGATGATCTGATACAAGCTGAGAGGCTAAAAGTTAGAGCTTATCAAGGGAAAATAAGAGCTCTTGTAGAACAACACGAATTTTTAAGCCGTGATTACAGTAGAGAAAGAGCATATATCTAATTATCAAGAGGGTTACTAAACAACCCTCTTTTTTTGTGCCTAAAACCGTAAAAAATCCCATTCCATCCAAAGTAAACTGAAATAGTAAATAATATTTTGCTTTTCGGTGGGAGTTGTCCACCTAAAAAGAACTAAGGAGGTACAAATGGCATTTACAACAGAGGAACTACTCAAACTTGGATTGACAGAGGAACAGGCTAAAGATGTCTTTGCCTTGCGAGGAAAAGAGCTCAACGAGGACAAATCAGCCTTGGAAACTATCACCAAAGAGCGAGATAGTTTGAAAGGCCAGTTAGAAAAAGCAGAGGAGCAAGTTGAACACTTGAAATCGCTTGAAGGTATCAGCGCTAAACAGAAAGAGGCGATTGATGAATTACAAGCTGAATATGACAAGTATAAACAAGAGGCTGCTGATGAACTGGCAAAAACAAATAAGGTGAATGCTATCAACCTTGCTTTGAAAGATACCACAGCACACAATCCATCAACCTTGATGAAGTTTATTGATGTTGATGCCATTGAACTAGATGACAGTGGCAAACCTAAACTAGATGACATCCTCAATGGTCTAAAGGAAAGTGACCCATATCTTTTTAAAGCAGAAGAAGATGGCAAGCCTAACCCAAATATCGTTGCGTTTGGAAATCCAACAGCAACAGACCCAGCACCAGATGCCTTTGCACAGGCATTGGGGCTAACAGAATAAAAAGGAGGAATAGTAGATGTCGATCAATTACATCACAAAACATGAGGGGCAGTTTGAAAAACGCCTTATGCAAGGCTCATTGACTGCCATTCTTGAAACGCCAAAAGTAAATTGGCTCGGTGCAAAATCATTTGAATTGCCAACAATCTCTGTAACAGGATATAAGGCGCATACACGCTCTAAAGGTTACAACTCAGGTACAGTATCAAACGATAAAAACGTTTATACTCTTGGATTTGACCGAGATGTTGAGTTTTTTGTTGATACAGCAGATGTTGACGAAACAAACCAAGAGCTTTCAGCCGCTAACATCTCAAATACATTCATTTCAGAACATGCAACACCAGAAGTTGATGCTTACCGCTTTTCTAAAATTGCAACAACTGCCATCAATGGTAGTCATTTCAAGCAAGAGGATAGCATTACACCAGAAAATGTCTATGGAATTTTGAAAGCTGCTATTTTGCCAATGCGTAAATATGGAGCATCAAACCTTGTCATGTATGTATCTAGCGAGGTAATGGATGCTCTAGAGCGTGCTAAAGACTTTACACGCGCAATCGCTACTACATCACCTCAAGGAATTGACACACGTGTAACATCGATAGATGGAGTGCAACTTATCGAGGTTTGGGATGATGCACGTTTCAAAACTCAGTTTGATTTCACAACTGGATTTGTGAAAGCTGGCGGCGGTAAAGATATCAATTTCTTGATCGTGGCTAAGACAGCTATCATTGCCAAAGCTAAATTTAACTCTATCTATCTCTTTGCTCCTGGGCAACACACAGAGGGTGATGGTTACCTATACCAAAACCGTTTGTATCATGATTTGTTTGTCTTGAAATCTCAAGAAGATGGGGTTTACGTTTCACATAAATCAGCATAGGAGGTAGCAGATGAAGAAATACATCAAAGAAAATCAAGTTTATACCGTGCAAGAGGGTAGTGAGCTTGAGGTGCAACTTATGGCAGATGGCTTTGAGGAATTGGTGGAAGAGGGTAGCGAGCTTGAAACACCAAAGGAAACTAAGGGTAAAGGTAAAAAATAATGGCTAAGTATAAAGCAATTAAGAACCTAATTTTAAAGACACCTGGTATTTATGTGACAGAGGGAGAATTTGTTGAGCTTGAACCGAATTATGCCGATCAAGTCAATAAAGATCTCAAGCAAACATTTCCAGATGTCGATGCAGTTTTAGAGCTTGTAGAAGATGTGCCCACACAATTTGAGCAGGCTGAATAAATAAGGGGTGACAACACCCTTTATTTTTAAGGGAGGTTACGCATGACTTATTTAACGAAAGATGAGTTTGTTACTGACTTAGGCTTTGATGATGTAACGGATTTTGACAAGTTAGCTAAACGGGCAGAAATTGCTATCAATCTCTATACTCAAGGAATTTATCAAAAACATATTGACTTTGAGAAAGAGGTTGAGTATCGCAAATCTGCTGTAAAACTTGCTATGGCATTCCAAATAGCCTATCTCGATGCCTCTGGTATTATGTCAGCCGATGACAAACAGCTAGCCAATAGTGTCTCTATTGGCCGTACATCAATCTCTTATAGCACCTCACAAAGCACATCAGCAGGTCAGCGATTTAATTTGTCTATGGATGCTGAAAATGCTTTGAGACAAGCCGGCTTTAGCCTAGTTGTTGGAGTTGCCTATGATCGATAAGCGGTTATTAAAAGGGATTGACAAGCGTTTGTTAAAGGATGTCCTAACCATAAAAAAAGTAGCTGATAAAAACGATTATGGGGATGAAGTATATTCAGAACCATTGACTATTAAAAATGTACGTTTTGATAGATCAGTGGGGGGATCTGGTAATCGTAACTCAAAAACTGGTACAGGAAATTCAAAATCAAGGCAAAAACAAGGGGTTATATACCTCTATCCCTCGCTATCTTTTGTGACAGTTGATAACAGTTGGATGGGTGCAAAAGTAAACGATGGGATAGGAGATTACACAATTAATGGATTTCAAACTAACTATTATGATGGTGAGATATTCAGTCAAGAAATTGAGGTGATCTAATGAATATCGCCATTAAAGTTGACTTGCAGAAAGCTAAACAGAAACTTTCGAACGAATCCATGACAAGAGGAAAGATTGCAGTCGCTAGCAAAATCTTGCTAGACAATGAGCAATATATCCCCTTGAGGGGTGGAGAGTTGAGAGCTTCTGGCCGAATCGTTGGACAAGGTGATGCTGTTGTCTATGGAACAGTTTATGCTAGAGCGCAATTTTACGGAGCAAACGGCATTGTCACCTTTAGGAGATATACCACTCCAGGTACAGGAAAACGATGGGATCAAGTTGCTACTAGTAAACATGCTGAAGAATGGGCTAGAGCTTTTGTGAAAGGAATGGGGCTTTGATGCGAGAGAATGACTTTCAAAATGTACTTTTAAAGCATATCAAGACTTTAAATTTACCAGTTGAACCACGCTTTGATTATTTTGAGGATGACAAAGATGATCTGGTTATCAATCAGATACCAGGAGGGAAAGTGGATAGAGAGTATATGGATGGCACACAAGAAGTTTCTTTGCCATTTGAAATTGCTGTAAAGGCAAAAAAGAACTCAGTAGCCAATGACACTATCTGGTTAGTAACCTCAGAGCTATCAAAGATAGACTTAGTTTTGCCTAGTGATAACAATTCCTATGAATATATGGGAATGGAAGTCAGCAGGCCTGCCATGAAAGGCAAGGATGAGCAAGGCTATTATTATTACACAATTGAAATTGTGGCGAAAATCGTAATAGAGAGGAACAAACAATGACAAGACAAAAAAACGCCCTACGTGGCCATTTTGTAGCTCCATACAATGGAGGAACTGAACCAACAACAGAAGATACATGGTTGGAACTTGCTAAATGGATCTCAGACGTATCAGATGATACAGACGAGAAAACAGATGATCAAGCATACTATGACGGTGATGGAGTTGAAGAAACAACCGTGGTCAGCGTAAAAGGTGCTTATACCTTTGAGGGTACTTACGATCCAGACGATAAGGCACAGGCTCTTATTGCTGGGATGAAGTACAAGACAGGGGATGACCGTAAGCTATGGCACAAGGTTGTTTCTTCTGACAAGAAGAAACAATGGGTGGGAGCTGCAACTGCAACAGAAATCAAAGCAGGTTCTGGTGCTGCCTCTGACTATGAGGTGTTTGGATGTAAGCTTTCTTACAACTCAACGCCAAAAGAGACTGGTATTGGGTAATAGCTTTTGATAAGGGCGGGCATTGAGCCTTGCCCTTTTTAACAACAGGAAAAGGAGTAAAGACATGACAGATATTCAGATTGAACTAAAACGTACAGGATTTCCAGTAAAAATCGGAGAAGTAGAGCTATGGTTTGATACAAGTCAAGAGAGCTTAATGCGCTTTTATGACATGGAAGAAGAACTAAAACGTCGCCTTGTCCAATATGAATTAGATGTGGTATCTGCAAATATCAATAACAAAATTGAGCGTGATGGAGTAACTAAAGAAGTAGTTGCTGGGGCTATTGAATTGGAGAAGAAACAGCTTGAGATTCAATATGATCTTATTTTTGGCGACGGTACATTTGACAAGTTATATTCTGTATATCCAGATTATAACGCCCTAAATAACGCTCTAGAACAGACCGCAATCATGTTGCATGACAAGTTGGAAGAACTTGCTGAGCAACACAAAACGGTGGTGAAAGAGCGTGCTAGTCACTATTTAAACAAGGGAAAAGTCACTCCAATCAAGAACAACAAGAAACAAAAAAAGAACAAAAAGAAATAGCAGGTAAAAAATATGTCTATGAAATTAAATGATGCCTTAATCACAAATTTTTCTATTGCTGATAAAGAGTACGACATAGACCTGTCTTTTAATAAAGTTCTAGATGTCTTTGAAATCCTAAAAGAGGATGAAATGACGCGTCTAGAACAAGCTCAGTTGATTGTCCATTTGCTAACTGGCCAAGAATTATACGATATCAAAGAGGTTGTAGATTGTTGGATTTACATAAAAGAACACTTTCTAGGGATCGAAAAAGAAACTGTTCAGTATGATTTGCTAGGCAATCCCATGCCAAAGGCAAAAGGTGAAGAAGAACAAGAGAAATTGATTGATTTTGAACAAGATGCAGAGTACATTTATGCTAGTTTTTTACAAGCCTACGGCATCAATCTTTTGAAAGTTCAAAATGAGTTGACATGGACAGAATTTAAAGCACTTTTGAACGCTTTGCCAGATAACACAATCATGCAACAGATTATAGAAATCCGAGCATGGAAACCAGAATATGGTGGGGATAAGAATAAAATGCGTAAATTACAAGCTAAATATAGTTTAGGAAAGGAGGGAGAAGATAATGACTGATGGAAAAGTGACCATCGTTGTCGATGTGGATGGTAATAAAGTCAAGGTTCTAAACGATGAGTTAGATAAAACGGCACAGAAAGGTGATAGAGGGAGCAGTTCCCTAAAGAAATTTGCGGTAGGCAGTGCAGTTTTCCAACTTGCCGCTAAAGGTGCTGAACTTTTGGGAGAGGCTTTAGGAGGCGCTATTCAGCGTTTTGACACGTTAGAAAGTTATCCAAGAGTGATGCAAGCGATGGGGCATAGTACAGAAGATGTCACACGCTCAACTAAGAAACTAGCGGCAGGTATTGAGGGTTTGCCTACGACTTTAAATGAAGTGGTAGGCACAGCTCAACGCCTTACCTCGATTACTGGCGATATAAACAAATCAACAGATTTAACACTTGCTCTTAATAATGCCTTTCTTGCCTCTGGATCTTCTAGTGCTGATGCAAGCCGTGGTTTACAACAGTTTAGTCAGATGTTATCAGCTGGTAAGGTGGACATGCAAAGTTGGAAAACGTTACAGGAAACCATGCCTTATGCTTTGCAAAAGACTGCTGAATCATTCGGTTTTGCTGGCCAATCTGCTCAGAATGATTTCTATTCTGCATTAAAAGAGGGGCGTATCACTTTCAACCAATTTTCAAAGAAATTAGTTGAGCTAAACGGTGGCGTGGGTGGTTTCGCTGAGCTTGCAAAATCAAACAGTAAAGGGATCCAGACATCTTTTGGGAACTTAAAGAATGCGGTTGTTAAAGGTGTAGCTAATACTATCAAGGCTCTTGACGATTTAACAAAGGCAGCAACAGGTAAGACGATTGCTGAGAACTTCGATGCATTGAAAGTAATCATCAATGCGGCTTTTGGTGTTATTGTCAACGTAATTAAAGCTAGCACACCTGTTTTTCAGACTTTGTTTAGTATTTTGGGTACTGGAGCTTCTGTAATCTCATCTTTGACACCAGTTATTATTAGTTTGGTTTCTGCTTTGGTGGCTATGCGTGCCGCTAATGAAGCTATAACAGCAACAAAAAACTTAATTAATTCCTGGCAGACATTCAAAACAACAGCCACAGGAGCGATTCAGATCATCAATCTAATGACAGCTGCCCAAGCTACTTGTGGCTCAGTAACAAAGGCTCAACTGGTTGCTAACTTGGCCAATAACGGAGCTTTGACAGCATCCAATTTGCTTTATGGGGTTCTAACTGGCTCTATCAGCTTACAGACTGCTGCTACTATTGCTGCGACTGCTGCAACTACCGCATTTAAAGCAGCGCTGACAGCTTTAACTGGCCCGATTGGTTTGGTTGTTGCTGGGATTGGTTTGGTTGTGGGAGTATGTGTGACTTTGTGGCAATGGCTAACTGCCGAGAGTGAGGAGACCAAACGCCTCAAATCAGAACAAGAGGAGTTAGTCAAGAGTACGGATCAATTAACGGATTCTGTTAAACAAAGCGCAAAAGAACGTCAAAAAAATCTTGAGTCTGTAAAAGGTAATACAGAATCTTACCAAAAATTGGCTGACGAAATTGTCCAGTTATCACAAAAGACAAATAAGACAGCAGCAGACAAGAAAAATCTTAAGAAAAAGATTGATGCTTTGAATGCCTCAGTTAGCGGTTTAAATCTAGCCTATGATAAGAACTCTGATTCTTTGTCTCATAACAGTGACCAAATCAAAGCTCGTATATCAGCGATGGAGGCAGAATCAACATGGGAGACATCCCAGAAGAACCTGCTTGATATCGAACAAAAGCGTGCTGAAATTGGCGAACAGCTAAAGAAGATAGCTGAACAACGCAAAAAATGGAATGAAGAATCCAATGTTAGCGATAGTGTCCGTAAAGAAAGACTGCAAGAACTCAACGACAAGGAAACTGAGCTAAAAAATACTCAGACAGAATTGCAAACTGAGTACGAAAAAACGTCTCAAGTTCAACAGGCGGCATCTGAAGCGATGGCTTCTGCTGCCGAAAATGGTTCAAATAGACAAGTTGTAGCATACGAAAATATGTCTAAATCTCAACAAAAAGCAATAGACGATATGCGTACTAAGTACAATGAATTACTTGAGACAACTACGAACATGTTTGAACAAATCAAGTATAAGTCTGCTATTAGTGTCGATGAAATGATTGCCAACCTCCAAAAAAACCAAGAGGCGGTTAATAATTGGGCAACAAACCTCAATACATTGGCCGAACGTGGGGTAAACGAGGGGATTTTGGCTAAATTACAAGCGATGGGGCCTCAAGGTGGGTTGTACGTTCAAGAACTCGTTAATGCATCAGACGAAAAATTGGCAACATTGAACGAAGTCTTTACTCAAGGTGGTGAGTCAGCTATGAATGGCTTAACTGCTGGTATGGATACGGGTGCTTTGGGTATCACAGACAAAATCAAGGGTATTGTACAAAGTCAAGTTTCAAGCTTACAAGAGGAAATTGCAGCTGCTGACTTCCCTGAAAAAGGGAAAAATATTCCTGAAGGTGTTGGTGATGGTATAAAAGCTGGAGCTGAAATTGCAAGTGAAGCTTCTAAAAACATGGCAAATGACATAAAAGAATCCTTTACAAGTGAAATGGATATCAATTCCCCATCTCGTGTTTTCAATGAGTATGGTGGTTTTATCACTACTGGTTTAGCTGAGGGGGTAGATAAAGGTACCAATCAACCTGTATCATCTGTTACTAATTTAGCCAATCAAATTAAGAAACCATTTGATAGTCTGCAGAGTGATTTCACGTACATTGGTGAAATGGCGATGTCTGGTCTTAATGCAGGGCTTTGGAGTGGCTCTGGTTCTGTTATGGCAACAGCTAATTCAATTGCTGAAAGGGTAAAAGCGACCATCAAGAGCGCATTAGATATTCACTCGCCATCTAGAGCAATGCGTGATGAAGTCGGACGTTTCATTCCTCAAGGTATCGCTGTTGGTATTGAAGCAGATGCAGGGGTTGTTGAAAAATCAATGTTGCGATTAAAAGAAAGCATGATGATTGATACTAGACCAGAAATTGCACTTGGCTTAAACAAGAAACTAGGTGCTCAAGTGACTGTTAAACAAAGTAGTAAGCAGACAATAGCTGAAAAAATCAAAGTTACTATGGACAAGTCTAGCGAACTACTCAAAAAAGCCCTGGATGTAGCTGAGACGGCCGTTAGACGACCAAATGAAATGTACTTAAACGATGGTACTTTAGTCGCCAAAACAGGCGATAAATTTGCTAAATATCAATCGGAACAACTAAGACGAGATAATAGGATGAAAGGGGTATTGTCATGACAAAGATAATGACTTTCAACGGAGTTGATATGTCTAAATTCTTTCGTATAACAGATATTATCCGCCCTATCGGGAACAAGAGGAGCGTATCAACTGATAACGCTCCCTTATTGGGCGTGAATATCCAACAGGTTAAGATTGGAGAAAAAGAGCATATCATAAAATTTGACATCAAAACCACAAATGCAATTGAAATGGAACAATTAAAGCATGATTTGGCAGGCATTCTAAACGTTTTAGAGCCAGTAAAGATTACTTATGGCGATGAGCCAGACAAATACTATATGGGGTTGCCGGTAGATGAGATTACTCCAGAAAATTTGACAAGATGGTTCCAGCGCTCAGAGTTAAAAATAATAATTCCTGATGGCGTGGCTCACAGCACGACTTTAAAAAATTTTGATATCGATACAAATGAAACAAGCGCACCGGATAGGATAGTATTTAATTTAACAAATACAGGAACAGAGCCAGCTTATCCAATTATTAGAATTAAACACAACTCAGAGAATGGATATATTGGAGTTGTTAACAACAGAGCGGCGTTTGAGTTAGGAAATCGTGAAGAGGCTGATACTGAAAAATACAGAGACTCTGAAACATTGATAGATTATAGAGGGACTAATATTCTAAAAGGATTTCAAAATGGCACTAAAGGAGTAGCTGTAACAAATGATAATAAGGAGCGTCTTGTTGGCACTTTGAGTACAACAAGTATGTGGGGGCGTAATCATATCGAATTATCAAACCGTGGTACAGTTGAAAAAAATCGAAATAATGCACAAAGTTTGACATGGGCTATTCCTGTTGATAGTAGTGGAGAAGTTGGTTCATTGAATGACTATCTGCTTTGGAGACAAGTTTTTATGGCAGCAGTCGCTAATCAATATGGTTTCATAAAGGTTACTGTATCGGATACAGACGGCAATTTCTTGTATGGGGTGGAAACTTACAAACGCTATCAGACACTTGATTGTGAGTATAGTTTTTTCACCACTGACGGCAAAGGTGGATACAAGTTTATCAAATGGTGGTATTTTACTGGGACAGGGGCTCAAGTAGGCAAACTTGATCCATTTAGCGCGGAAAAGGGCTGGTCAGAGTTAAAAAGAAACGATGATAGAGTTCAAGTGTTTTTTGATGGCTCTCATTATGACTTTATTATTCCGGAGATAAAAGACAAAAAATCAGCAAAAATCCATATCACGCTTGGAGCACTCAGAGACTGGCCTCTTGTATCACATATGTATGTTGATGAGTTCATGTATAGAAAAGACTTTGTGACAAAGAGTAGAGATATTCCTAATCGCTATCCAATAGGTTCAAATGTTGTAATCAACAGTGAGGACGATAGTGTGTATATTGACGGGATATCTAAAGTAAGCGAAGTTGTAGACGGTTCACATTGGCCAGCAATTCCTCCAGGAAAATCTCAACTAGAGTTGTATTTTTCACGTTTTGTTAAGAAAAAACCAACTGTAACAATCGAATTTGAAGAAAGGTGGATATAAGATGCTTTTGACAATCCATGATGCAAATTTACAAAAGGTAGCATTTATTGATAACGAAAAACAAGGTACGTTAAATTATTACGATGATACTTGGACAAGAAGTCTTGCAACAGGTTCGTCAACGTTTGAGTTTACGGTATTTAAAAAGGCTGTAAAGTCTGATTTACCTCTTGCTAAAGCCTATCATCATTTGAATGAGCATGCATTTGTCTCATTTAAGTACAAGGGTAAAAGCTTTGTGTTTAATATCATTATTGTTGAAGAAAATGAGCAGACAATCAAATGTTATTGTGAAAATCTCAATCTTGAGTTAATCAATGAGCTTGCGAACCCTTATAAATCTAACAAAGCGATGACTTTCAAAGAGTATTGTGAGGCGATGGATCTTTTAAATTATACTCACCTTTCTATTGGTATCAATGAAATATCAGATTATAAGCGTACTCTGGAATGGGAGGGGCAAGAAACCAAACTAGCCCGTCTATTAAGCCTAGCCAAACGATTTGATGCTGAGATTGAATTTGATACACAGTTAAATGCTGATAGCACTATCAAAAAGTTTAGTGTTAATGTTTATCATGAAAACGATGACAACCATCAAGGGGTGGGACGTGTAAGAAATGATGTCATTGTTAAATACGGAAAAAACATCCACTCTATTACAAGAAAAGTGGATAAGACTGGTATTTTCAATACAATCAGACCGACTGGTAAAATGCCAACGGTTGAAGAAGAACCGAGCGGAGATAAGGGCTCCAAAAGCGAAACTGTAAAAAATGCAGATGGTTCAACGACGAAAACCACAATCTCTACAGCCTCAGATGGGACTAAGAGCAAAACTATTGTCCACACTAAAGTTACAAAGTTAGCGGACAAGACACGGATCACAACGACCACAACGACTCGTTCTGATGGTTCCATAGAACAAACTGTTACAACCAGCAAAAAAGGCGGAGCATCAACGTCTGAAACAAAAGTCTTGAAAAAACCAAATCCAAAAGAAAAAACAAATACAACTGAGGATGTTTTGACGATTGAGGGATTGGATGAATGGGAAGTAAAGAACGAGAAAGGGATAGTTGAATTTTATCAAAGAGGGCAAGCACTGTATGCGCCTATTTCAATGCAACTATATCCCTCAACCTTTACTCATTCAACAGGGGAGCTTGACCAGTGGACAAGAAAAGATTTTCATTTTGAAACAGATGAGCCAAACGAGTTAAGACGTTTAGGTTATCTCAAATTGAAAAAGTATTGTTATCCAGCTATCACTTATGAAGTTGATGGCTTTGTCGATGCTGATATTGGAGATACTGTTAAAGTCCATGATGACGGTTTTGCCCCTCTATTGATGATTCAAGCACGGGTTACTGATCAAAAAATCAGTTTCACAAATCCAGTGAGAAATAAGACAATATTTGACAATTTCAAGGCACTTGAAAACAAACTATCAGCTGATATCCAGTCAGCCTTTGAGAGATTGTTTGAAGCTGCTAAACCATATACTATCAAATTGTCAACGGACAATGGTATTATCTTTAAAAATCAGATCGGCCAGAGTCTAGTAACCCCAACCTTATACAAGGGAGGAAAACCAGTCGTTGTTGGTGTTACTTGGCGATGGGCACTTGATGGAGAAGTAACAACAGGGATGACTTACTTAGTTAGAGGCTCAAATGTAACTGATACAGTTACTCTGACAGTTGCAGCTTACATTGGAAATAAAGAGGTTGCTGTTGATGAGATATCGCTTGTTAATGTTGCTGATGGAAAACTTGGTACACCTGGAACTCCAGGGCGAGATGGCCGTACTCCTTATGTCCATACAGCATGGGCTAATAATGCAACAGGAACAGATGGATTTAGTCTTGATAGCTCAATCAATAAACTCTATATTGGTATTTATACAGACTTTGAACCAAACGATAGCACCGACCCTAAAAAATACAAGTGGGCTAAAGTAAAAGGAGACAAGGGAGACAAGGGAGAAAAAGGAGAACGTGGATTACAAGGTTTAGATGGCTTGCAAGGTGCAAGAGGTGAACGAGGATTACCTGGTCGCAATGGTGCAGATGGCCGTACTCAATACACTCACATAGCTTACAGCAATAGCGCTGATGGAACTAAGGATTTTTCTGTAAGCGCCTCTGATAGAGCTTATATCGGTATGTATGTTGATTTTAATAGTGCTGATAGCAATACTCCATCTGATTACAATTGGACACTTGTAAAAGGATCTGATGGCGCAAATGGTGTGGCAGGTAAGGCTGGTGCAGATGGGAGGACACCATACTTACATATAGCTTACGCCACATCAAATAATGGTTCACAAGGCTTCTCAACTACTGACAGTACAAATAAAACGTATATCGGAACATACACAGATTACACTCAGTCAGATAGTACAGATTACAGAGTGTATAAGTGGACGTTGATAAAAGGGGCAGATGGTACTGGTATTTCTAATGTGACTAATTACTATTTAGCTACTACAGTCTCAACAGGTATCACAAGAGCAAGTGCAGGGTGGACAACTACGCCACAGCCTATCACATCAGACAAGCGTTATTTATGGAATTATCGAGTTGAGCTATACACAAACGGTACAAGTAAGACGACAGCCCCTACTGTTATTGGTGTACATGGGGAAAAAGGAGAACGTGGATTACAAGGTGAACAAGGTATTCCAGGAATTAGAGGGACAGACGGAAGAACCCAGTACACTCATATTGCTTACGCAGATAATGCAGTTGGAGGAGGCTTTAGCCAAACTAATACCAACAAGCCATATATTGGGATGTATGTTGATTTCAATGCTGCAGATAGCACTAATCCGACGGTTTATAAATGGACAAAGTGGAAAGGTGAAGATGGTGCGCAAGGTGTACCGGGAGTAAAAGGAGCAGATGGCAGGACACCGTATTTTCACAGGGCATGGTCAAATTCTGCTGATGGCCGTGATGGTTTTAGTACAACCGATAGCACTAATAAGCGCTATTTAGGAACGCTGACGGATTTCACCGAGGCAGACAGTCAGGATCCTGCAAGGTATAAGTGGACAGCTCTCTTTGAGAATGTTTTTGGTGGAAATCGAAACTATTTCAAGAACGGTAGAACTCAGCAAATCAACACAGGAAATCGTAAAATGTATGATATGCGGACTTTTATCGTTGATGATTTTTGGAAAAATCCAGACAGATTAAAACCAAATTATGTTCATATCTCATTTGAAATTAGCTTATCTCCAGCGTTAGCAAAAGATACACAGGCTGCCGTACATTTTTCGGCCACTCCTTGGTACAGTAAAAAAATTACTTTGAAAGCAGGCGTTACAACGTCGCAAAAGTTTGATTTCATCATAAACCTCTCTGGAGCTAGTGAAAATTACAAGACAGATAATATCTTTGTTAGATTTGGAACAAATTACGGTTTTCCAGTTAATCTTACAGTCACGCTTAAAAATGCCATGCTTGCCATAGGTACCAACTTTCACGATTACGTGAAAGCCATTGAAGATGTTGAGACTGACATTGCCTCCAAAGCTGACCAATCACTGACTCAAGAGCAGTTAAATGCCCTCAATGAGAAGTCACAGATTTTAGAGGCTGAAATGAAAGCGAAAGCATCGATGGAGGCCTTTAGTGAATTAGAAAAAGCATATAATGCCTTTGTGAAATTAAATGCAGATAGTCAAAAAAAATCTGAGTCTGATTTAGTTGAAGCAGGTAGAAGAATTGATTTGCTGACGACACAATTTGGAGGATTAGCAGAGCTTAAAACATTCATTGATACTTACATGAAAAGCACAAATGAGGGCTTGATTATAGGTAAGAATGATGCAAGCTCTACTATTAAGGTATCAAGTGATAGAATATCCATGTTTTCTGCAGGTAAGGAAGTTATGTACATTTCGCAAGGTGTAATAAACATTGATAATGGTATTTTTACCGCATCAGTTCAAATTGGGCGTTTTAGAACAGAGCAATACTATCTTAAAAAAGATGTGAATGTCATACGATATGTAGGAGGTTAAAAAAGAAAATGACTAAATTTATCAATTCTAGTGGTTCATTACACTTGAATATTTATATTGAACAAGTTAGTCAAGACATTGCTAATAACTCCTCAAGGGTTAGTTGGAAAGCTACTGTTGACCGTGATGGAGCTTACCGCACATATACTTATGGTAATATTAGTAACTTGTCTGTATGGTTAAATGGGTCAAGTGTGCATAGTAGTCATCCAGACTTTGACACATCCGGGCAAGAGTTTACTTTAGCAAGTGGGGAAGTAACCATCCCACACAGCGGTGATGGAACTAAGACTTTTACAGTATGGGCATCGTTTGATCCAAATAACGGAGTACATGGAAACATTACCGTATCAGCAAACTATACTCTTTCAAGCATTCCTCGATCTAGTAGTGTAAGCGACAATGCTCTTTCAGGAAATAGGCGGCTCGGAAGTCCCCACACTCTCACTATTGACCGCAAATCTAGCTCATTTACTCACCAAGTATGGTATAGAGTGTTTGGTAGCGACTGGATTGATTTAGGAAAAAATCACGCAACAGGCGTTTCTTTCGTACCTAATATTGACCTGGCTAGATACAACACAAAAGCAAAGTCTGGCACGATGGACATATGTGTCCGAACATATAATGGAACTACTCAAATTGGAAATGACGTTTATTCAAACGGATGGTATTTTGAAATTCCGGAAAGCGTGAAACCTACATTTTCTGGAATTACATTGACTGATATGAATACTGTTGCTAGGCAGCTATTGAGTGGAAATAACTTTTTACAGATTATTTCTGATATTCAGGTCAACTTTAATAATCCATCCGGGGCTTATGGTTCGACTATCACAGGATATCGTGCTGAAATCGTAAACAAGAATCAGGTTACAACTGTAAACGGTGGTAGGCTTGGTATGATGAATTTCAATGGTTCAGCAACGATTCGAGCTAGTGTGGTTGATAGCCGAGGCAGGCAATCAGATACTAGAGATATTTCAATCAATGTTATTGAATATTTTGCACCAGCTTTTAGTTTTACAGCTTTTAGGACGCGGGAAACACCTAACATTATTCAAGTTGTCAGGAATGCTAAAATCGCTCCTATCACTTTATCAGGTAGTCAAAAAAATGTCATGACACTATCATTCAAAGTAGCTCGATTAGGTAGTACAACTTTTACAGCTGATCGTGGTAGAGCTTCTGGTATTTGGACAACTCAACACACCTTAAATAATTCAGCTGCTAACATGGCAGGTAATTATGTTGCAACCAAATCATTTGTGGTCATAGGAACTCTATCTGATAAGTTTACAAGCACAGAATTTACAGCAACAGTTGCAACTGAAAGTGTGGTAATGAGTTATGACAAAGATGGCCGTGTGGGCATTGGTAAAGTTGCAGAGCAAGGTGGTGCAGGGTCATTGGATGTCTTGGGAGATATCTACGCTAGAAATAAACCTATTCAACAATATCAATTGACTGATAATAATGGATATGGAAAACTTATCAAACAGGATTTTAATACGATGAAAGAGACTGGAACGTGGTGGATAAATGGTAGCTCTCAAAACAACCCCTTTTCTGGAACTTGGGGGATGCTAGAGGTATTCAGACCTAATCCAGGCTCTCATGAACGTATTCAACGCTTCACTACCTCAACAGGATATATGGCAGTTAGGGAGAATGGTTTTGATAACAACTGGAGACCATGGCGCTATCTGGTGCAACAATCCAAGTCTACTAATAACTCTGACTATGTAGCTTTGCTAAAATCAGAAAGCACTCCGACTCCTTGGCAAAATGCCATTTTACAAAATGGCTGGAATCATCACAGGGATTACGGAGGTGTCCAATTTTCAAAAACATTCGATGGTGTTGTTTGTTTTAAAGGAACATGTAAGGGCGGAAAGATTGCACGTGAGTCAATCATACTTACTTTACCTGAACATTTCAGACCATCTACAACATTATTCAAAACTGCTTTGAATAATGATTACGGTTCAGCCGTTATAGGAATTTATCCAAATGGAAACGTAGTTGTCAAATCTAATGTAGATGCTACTTGGCTTAATTTTGATAATGTGTTTTTCAAAATATAACAATCGTAAAAAATCCCTAATTATTAACGGATAATAAATTTATAAAGGAGGAAATGACAATGCTAAAAGTCACTAAAACACGTCAGCTAGTAGCTGAATTTTTCGCACAAGATGGCGACCAACAAAAATTGGTCAAAACTACTGTAGTCAACACAGACAATGAAGCTGTTTCAACAACATCTGAAACGCTGCATGACCCGGATCTGTACGCTAAAAATCGTATCAGTATGCGTAAGCATGAGCAAGAGTTACGAGAAATGCGCTATAAGATTGAAGATGCCATTTTGGCAGAGCTGGAAGCAGATGCTGAGCATAAGGAATAGGAGGTGTGTATGCAAATTGAATTTTTCAATTTTTTTAGAAGCCTCATTCAAACTGAAGATGGTCTGGTCTTGTATGCTCTGGCATTGATTGTCTCAATGGAAATCATTGATTTTGTCACAGGGACGATTGCGGCGATTGTCAATCCTGAC